GGAGGTCAACTCGCCGCCGACGTTCTGCTTGTTCGTGACGATGAACTCGATCAGCCCGCCGGACGCGCCCTGCGGGTCGGTGATCGTGAAGAAGTCGCGCGCGCCGAAGAAGCCGTTGTGCTCCAACTCGCGCTTGTGCTCGACGGCCTTCCGCGCCGCCTCCTTCGCAGGCTCGCGGCCGCCGTACAACTCGATGGCGGTCGCGGTACCCGAGAACACCCAGGACGTGCGGAACGTCTGGGTGTAGTTGTAGCCGAGCACCCGGCGCGAGTACTTCGGCTGCGGATAGGACGAACCCTGCGGGAACGCCGACCCGATGAAGACGAGCTTGTCGCCCGAGGTGCCCGCCGCTGCGGCAGCACTGCCCAGGCGGGTCGCCCGGACGGTCAGGTTGCCAGCGGAGGGGATGGCGGTGACGAGCATCGCCTCGCCCGTGCGCATGTTGCGCAGGATGTCGTTCGGCTGGATCGAGGGCGTGTCCGTCGCGGCAACCGGGATCGCGGTCGCACCGGAGGCATAGCCTGCCGCCGCCACCGTGAACAGGTTGTTGACGTACTGCTCCTCCAGCCAGTTGAACTTCTCACGGGTGGAGGCCCGTGAGGTTGTGCGGCTCGTCATCGTGACGAACTGCGTCTGGTCGGGGTCGAGCTTCCGCATCGTGGGGTCCATGTCCACGACCTTCTCGTCGGGCAGGACCTCCTCGGTGTCCACGAAAGCACCGACAGAAACGTCTGCCATCGTGCGTCTCCTTCAGTCGGTTGGATCACCGGCTCTTGGAGTACCGCCTCAAGCGGTTCCGCGTGTGCCTCCTACGCTGCTTCTTCCCTGGTCGGCTTCTGCGGTGCCGGGAGTGGAAGCTGGTTCGAGCCTAGCTCACTCGTCGTGCCACTGTCCAGCACGCCTCCACTCGTCGGTCATCGCCTCCATGAACGGGGAAGCGGGTGGTGCTGTGCGCCGGTTCGGTGTCCCGGTGAGCACACCCGCAGCCTGGCGGCGAAGCTCCCCCTCCTTGCGGATCGCCTGCTCGCGCTCGCTGTCTCGCATCTCCTGTCTCGTCACCCGCCCCTGGCGCACCAGGTCGTAGACGGCCTGGAAGGCGAGGTCGCGCTGGGCGTCGTCGCCGTACAGGATCGCCTGCGTGTACTGGTGGTACTCGCCAAGCTCGCCGATCTTGTCCATCATCGGCTGCCCGTAACGGCCCAGGTCGATTCCGAGCCGCTGGATCGAGGCGGCGATCATCGGCTCCGGGTTCGAAGACCCGTTCGCCTGCTGGGCCGCGTACTGCGCCTGCGCCTGCTGCTGCATCGCGGCCATCTCCACCTGGGCGGAGATCTGACCCGCAGCGAGCGGGTCCTCCTGAGCGACCCGCGCGATCACCGCGCGGTAGAGCGTCTCGTTCCCCTGCATCTTCGCTGTCGCCGCAGCCGCCATCGGGTTCATCAGCGCCTGCTCCACCCACTGCTCCTCGGAGGCCGACATCGGCATCCCGGTCGGCTGGGTCTGAAGCTGGCGCTCCAGGTTCTGCGAATACTCGTACCACTGGTAGGCAAGCTGCTCTGCCTCGCGCGCCTTCGACCCCTGCCGTGAGAGCGCCTGCTCCTGGTTGTAGGCGACCTCGGCGAGACGCTCCAACGTGACGCCGTCCCCGTACTTGCGCTTCGCCCAGGCGATCCCGTCGCCCTCGAACTCGCCCTCCTCTTCGGCGGGCCTCTCCTCGCTAGGCTCCTCCGGCTCGGGCGCTGCCTCCGGGACTGTCACCTCGGGGGCACGCTCGGGCGGGGCGTCCTCGACCAGGTCGGGCGTATCCGCCTCGGGCACCTCGTCGGTGGCGCGCACCGCCTCGCCCGGGCTGCGCGGCGTCCCGCCCAGGATCGCGCTCATCTTCCCTTCCAACTCTGCGGCGAACTCGCGCTCGCTCAGGCTGTCAGACTCATTCGCGCTCAATCGGGATCTCCTCCTCCTCCATCTCGATGCCCTGCTCACGCATGAACCGCTCCAGCGTGAACTGGGCGTTGCGAGGAACACCGACGAACCACTGAAGCGCGGCTATCGTCCCCCGGATCGTGTCGAGCTTGCGCTGGTCCGCCCCGAGCGGGTTCAGGGCCTGCGTGGCGGCAGTCCGGCGGAGACGCTCGCACTTGCGTTCCACCTCGCGCTCCAACTCGGCCCAACCCACCGTCGGCAGCAGCGACGAGAGCCGGTCAGCGCGCCTGTTCAGTTCATCCTGTTGCTCGCGCGTGAGCGGCACGCACCGAGTCTAACGCTGCGTTCCCAGCCCCATCGTCTGCGCGGCCTGTACCTGACCGGCCGCGAGGCCGCCGGGAGCGAGAGCCAGTCCGTGCGAAGCAGCCAGAGGCACGTTCGTCTGACCCATCGGATTGCCTCCCGACGGCGGCTGGAGAGCCGCCTGGATCGCAGGCGGTGCCATCGGCGTACCCATCGGACCTGTCTGCGGTCCTCCCGGCGGCGGCGGACCCCCCGCCTGCGGCAGCGGCGCGGGAGGCGGTTTGGGCGGCTGGAGGTAGAGGGCGGTGTCCTGGACGCCGTAGGCCTCCAGAACGAGTTCCAGATACGGGTCGAGATTGACCGGATGCACCGGCATCCCCGACAGCGCCGTGTTGTAGAGCGCCATCGCCTCGGAGATCTTCTCCTGGCGCATCGCGGACTGGTCGAGGACGTTGATGTTCACCTCGAACTCGCCCTGGAGGTCGAGCGGGTGGACGACGAGAAGCTGCTGCTGCCCGTCCGGCCCCACCTGCGGGATCGCGCGCTCCTCGCGCAGCATCTGCCCCATCATCCCGAGGAACAGTTCGCCGACCTTCGCCCAGGCCCACATGTAGTGCTGCTTGCGCGCCTGGATCAGCTTCTGGGCGATGCTGGTGATGATCGACATCCCCGTCGCGGTCTCCTGGTCGATTGACCCCGAGTTCACCCCGGAAGCCATCGGCAGTCCGCCCATCATGTTCTGGAGGTCGCCCTTCAGAAGCGCCTCCGCTTCCAGCGTGATCGAGGCGACCGTCGGATCGATCTTCAACTGCTCCACCTGGCCGGTGTCCTCCACGATCCAGGTCGCGCCCGGGAACCACTCGAACTGGTCCGGGTCGTCCACGTCGGAGCGGACGAGCGTGACCACGTTCGTGAGCAGCCGCAGCGCGTCAATGCGCTGGTTCTGCACCGTCCACAGGTACTCCTGCACCTGAGCGAGCGCCTCCACCACCGAGATGCCGATCATCTCGAAGGCGTCGGGCATCGCCGAGCAGACGACGAACGGCTTGCGCTTGATTTGCAGCGGATTCTCGACCGAGGCGAGCACCGTCTGGCGGTTGCCGACCGTGATCACACGCTCGTCCGTCCAGTACTCCAGCACCTCGATCAGGCCCATGTTGCGGTCCTGGCCCTGGAGCATCTGCTCGCGGCCGGTGTCGCCGTAGGTGGACTGCGAGTTGCGCGCCTCGGTCAGTTCCTCGACGTGCTGGTAGTAGCCCGCCTCCTGGCGGTCGAGCAGGTCGTCGTAGGTGTGCCAGGAGCGGTCGATCAGCCAGGCGGCGTCCTCGATCCCTTTCGCCGACTCCGGCCAGAAGAAGTCGCGGATGTCGCGGATCACCATCGTCGGTCCGTCGCGCACGACCGTCATCCGCTTCTGCTCGTCGGTGGACATGTAGCGGTCGCGCACGAGGCCCGCGTCGTCCACCACCTGGATCTCGATGGGCTGAAGATGGTTGCACTCTCGGCACTCGTACGCCCACAGGCACTTCACCACCGTGACCCCGGTGATCAGGTCCTGCTGCATGAACGGGCGCTGCTTGAGACGGAAGTCGTCCTCGTCCATCGCCCACTGGAGCGCGGCGCTCGCCACCTTCGAGGACTGCTGGCGGGCGAGGATGTCGTCCACCGGCTCACCCGGGCGCGGCTTCGGGCACACGTCCCAGGTCGGCTTCGAGTCGAGCATTGTCGCGATCATCCCCTCGACCACCTGAAGGATGTACGGCGTCGTCAGCTTCGAGCGCCAGCCCGCAACCGCCTTCACCTGCCGCCGCTCCGCAATCCCCCGGTAGGCGCGGTAGCGCTGCTCGATCTTGTCCACCCACTGGGTGTGGAACGACTCGACCGAGTTGATCGCGTTGATGACGAGGGTCAGTTCGTCCTGGGCGGGGTAGTTCGGGTCGCCGTACGGGTCGGTGGTGCGCGCGGGGTCGGACGATCCGCGCGACGGGACCGACGGCGGCGAGGCCGGACGTTGAAGGTCAACCGCCAAGAGGAGGTGGCGGCGCTCCGGCCGCCTGCGCCTTCTGCGCCCCGGCGAGGATGCCCTGGAGCGCACCCATGCCCTTCACGATCCCCGCGCCCTTGGAATGGTCGCCCTCCTGAGTGAAGGCCATCATCAGATGCATCATCGCCGCCTGGATGTGCTCGGTCGGCGACATCGGCTGGTCGGTGATGTCCTCGATAGTGTCGGCCGGTGAGCCTGGTGCCGGGTTCGGCGGAACGCCGAGGATCTTCATCAGCGCCGCCACCTCGGGCGGGATCGGCATCTCCGGCTCCGGGCCAGGACCGCCGGGTCCTGGTCCGAGCGGTCCGGGTGGGCCGAGGTTCGGCATCCCTCCGAGCGGCCCTGGCATCAGCCCGTGCGGAGGAGGAAGCGGACCTCCAGGCCCAGGCGGCGGGCGAAGCATGCTCATGATGCTGCTCATCTCATCCTCCTCGCGGGGTCATCGAGAGGATAGGCACCTCGGCGGACGGGCTAGGCCCATTCGTAGTCCGGAACCCACTCGCGCTTCTCGCGCTTGCGCGTGCGACGGACATCTTGTTCGTGGAAGCCATATCTCCTGTACATCTCAAGCGCCCCCGCAAGCGACATGACACGGTCGTCGTTGCAGGTGTCGGCCGCGCGCGGAGAAGGAAGCGTGTCCTGGCGGACGAAAGTCTTGCACTCCAGCAGTGTCGCCTCGGGGATGTGCGGCAGCGCCCGCTCTCGGATCGCGGACTCCAACTGGTTGATGATCAGCGGCCGGGTCTTCGAAGTGATCGGGAAGCCGAAGGTGATGTTCTGCTTGAAGTCGGGCCGGTCGTCCTGGACGTGCCGGTACAGCTTCGGGTAGGGACGCCTGCCGCGCTTGCCGTCGCGCAGGATGATCACGACCGGCTCGCCGTAGCCGCCGCCCATCTCGATGGCGATCCTGGCGGTGCGATACCAGCGCCCGAGAAAGTGCAACTGCTCCGCGCACAGGTCGGCGTCGATCTTGCCGTGCAGCGTGGCGGCGATGTTCATGTTCGTCAGGTCGATCACGACCGCCGCCGTGAAGTCCTTGCCGCGACCGGTCGCGATGTCGGCGTAGATCGCGTACTCCTTCTGCTCCTCCGGCTCGTCGTAGACCGCGACCCAGCCACCCTGTCCTTTCACCATCGAAGCCTTCGCACCGACCTCGTCCGGGAGGAAGCGAAGCTGGTAGAGCGGGTCGCGCGTGTTCTCCGCGTAGAAGCCGAGCGACTCGGTGTCGAACCAGCAACCCGACGTGCCCAGGAACGCCTCGGTCGGGTTGAGCGCGTACTGCTCCGCCATGTCGGGAGCGGAGAAGACCTTGCGCGCACGCGCGAACCAGGCCTCGTCTCTGCCCGGGTGCAGGTCCGCGCCGAGGAAGCGAGCCTGGATGCCGCGCTCCTCCGCGTTCGACCAGAGCGTGTAGAAGACGTTCCCGTACCCGTTCGCCGTCGAGACGACGAGAAGCTGCCCGCCGTCCGCAATCACCGGGAAGAACGCCTTCCAGGAATCCTCGTCCCAGGTGTGGCGCGAGAACTCGTCCAGGAAGACGACCCCCGCCGTCTCACCATGCCCCGCGCGGGGGGTTGAGGGCATGGCGAGCAGCGAGGAGACCCGTCCATTCTCCCACTCCCACTCGATCCTGTTCGAGGGGCGGCCCTTCACCGGCTTGATCACCTTCGCATCGAAGCGGAGATGCTCGGGGGAGTTCTCCCACAGGTCCCAGGCGCGGTTGACGAGCTTGATCGCCTCCGTCTCGTTGGTGGAGACGCAGAGCGTGCGCGTCCCCGGAGCGGTCAGGCACTTCCAGACGCAGTAGCCGATCCCGAGCCAGGAGACGCCAAGCTGCCGTGCTTTCAGCCGCAGTGCGATCACCCCCGGCTCCAGGTAGGAGGAAAGCTCCTCGCGCTGCCACTCCCAACCTCCGTCGAAGTGGAAGGTGAACTCCTCGCCCGACTTCGCATCCACCGCCTTGGTGAACTTGAGCCAGTCGGCCGGGTGGGCCTGCGCGTCCTTGGCCTCCTGGAGCATCTCCAGCAGACGGGCGCGGACCTCCTCGCTTCGGTCCACCACGGCCACGGCCGCAGCGTATCTCGGCTAGGGTGCCGCCAACTCACACGAACGCAGCGGCGGGGATCCTCGGGACCCCGACACGAAGCGTCACGGTGCCTTTCGATCCCTCGCCGCCGCCCGATCCGCACTGGAGGGCCATTCCATGTGCAGAACCGCGCTCG